ATTGGATTGATAATAACGATAATTTCTTTGCATATGATAGTAAAACATGTCAAAGAGATATTGAGAAATTTATTTTACCGGCAGTCAAATACGATATGTTACTTGACACAAATTATAACTCAGCAACAGCTGGTAATGCATACTATTTTAATCAAGCAAAACTTGTTTTAGATAATCAAAGAGAAGAAACAGTTGGTGCTTATAAAAAATTAAGAAAAGAAACAGACAGAATTATCGAAGCAAACACTGCATTAGGTGCAGTAAGAGCTTATGATAAGTTTAATCAAATTATTGATATTATAGAAAATAATGGAACTAAGTATACTCCAACAAATGTAAGTTATGATCCTGCAACAGGTGAGGCTGTATTTACAATTGGTGCTCATTCACTAACTGTAGGAAGATACATTAACTTAATGCCTGAAAGTTTACAATTTACTTGTGATACTGATAATAATACATTAATATTTTCACATCCAAGATTAGGAGATCCTGCTACAAGTTCAGCGCTTCCAATCCTTTCAGTTACTTCTACAACATTCACAGTTAATGTTGGTGCAACACCTTATAAAGGCGTTCATACATTTGTTAAAGCAGAATTTGATTCAGTATCAGTAGTTGGTACAGAAATCACATTTAGTGATTCAACTTCTATTTCAGCAGATAGAAGAAATGCTCGTAAGCAATTACAAACTAATAAAGATTATATCCAATCTTACATGATGGATTGGGCAGATTCTAATTACTTCTTATACGATAGCGAAAAATGTCAACGTGATACTCAAGAATATATTCTTCCTGCTGTTAAACGTGATATGGTATCTGGTTCTAACTTTAATGCTATTCAATCAGGTATTGCTTATCGTCAAGGTATTACTACTGCAGTTCCTGGATCACAACTTACAGAAACGGTTGGCGCATTTACTCACTTAAAGAGTGAAGTTGAAGATGCTCTTTCAGATCCTATTGCAATCTATCATGCTAATGAAGCATTTGATAACTTTATTAATATTATGCAAAATGATGGTAGAGAGTTTACTCCATCTAATGCAACATACGATCCATCAACAGGTGTTTCAGAATTAACTATTGAAAATCATGGTTTCGAAGTTGGAGATCAAATTCTTCTTTCCGAAGAAGGTTTAACTTTCTCTTGTGCTAATACAGCAAATGCTTCTGTTATTACAGAAATTTCTCATCCTAGATCAACTGATCCAGCATTTGAAAGTCCAATTACTATTTTTGAAGCAACAGATAATACAATTAAAATTTATGTAGGTGGCGCTAATGGTTACACAGGTGCTCATACATTTGCAAGAGCTAAATTAAATTGTGTTAAACAATATACTAGTGTAAATGATTCTTACACTCCAACTGATGCTACATATAATCCAAATACTGGTATTACCGTTCTTACTATTCCTGAACATGGAATTAAAGTTGGTGATAGAATTGTATTAAATAAAGAATCAATCACATTTAGTTGTGCTAATACTTCTTCTAATACTGTTGTTAGTATTTCACATCCAAGATTTACAGATCCTAATTATAATTCATTAGTAGAAATTACTGGTATTACAGATGATACTATTACATTCTTTAGTGGAGACGCTGGTGGTTACACTGGAGCTCATACTTTTGTATCAGCTGATGCTAATTGTGTTAAGACTGTTGGATTCCCGAATAATAAATTTACTCCAACAAATGCAACTTATAATGTTCTTACTGGTATTTCAGTAATTACAGTTGGTCCTCATTCAATTAAAGCCGGTGATACTATTAAGATTGCTGAAGAAGCACTAACATTTGAATGTGGTTCTCCTGCAGTTCAAATTTCTCATCCTAGATCAACTGATCCAGCTTTCAATACTGATCTTACAGTATTAAGTGTTACCGATACTACAATTAGTGTTAACGTAGGTAATGCTGGTGGTTACACTGGAGCTCATACATTTATAAGTGCTAAACCATTATCAATTACTAAGACCTCTGCTTATAGTGGTAAGGTTACACCAACAGATGCTATTTACGATCCAGTTACTGGTGATATGACATTTGCAATTGGTCATCATAATCTTAATATTGGTAAATGGATTTCAATAGCACCAGAAAGTATTACAATGACATGTGCTAATACAGCAAATGCTTCATATGTAGAAACTATTTCACATCCAAGACCAACAGATCCTGCTTATAATAGCCCTGTCAGAATCACAGATGTGACTGGTACTACCATTACTGTTAATGTAGGTAATGCTGGTGGTTACTCAGCAGATCATTCATTTGTGAGTGCTCTCGATGATTGTATCGATACAAATGCTATTTACTGGACTGATGCTGCCAAGATTGAATCATTCCATACACCTGAAACAGCAACTTATGATCCAGCAACAGGTGACTTCGTTGTAACAATTACAGGACACGGTTTAACAACAAACGATCATATTGAGATCAAACCTGAGAGCTTTAGATTTAGCTGTGCTAATACTGCTGCTAATACGACTGTTGAAATTTCTAACCCAAGAATCGGGGATATGGCATACGGCCTACCGTTAGAGATTACAGCAGCAACTACAAACACATTTACCGTTAACGTTGGCGCGGCCAATGGTTATACTGGTGCTCATACGTTTGTAAGTGCAGATGCAGACGCTATAATGAAAGTCTCTGCTACTCAGGATGGAACATACGCGCGTAGACAACTTCAAGCGAATAAGAAATTTATTCAGGATGAAATTGACGCGTGGATTAGAGATAATTATTTTGTTTATAAAGATGCATTATGTAAACGTGATACTGATCTAATCTTAAAAGCAGTTGCAAGAGATGTATTAACAGGTTCAAATGTTAATAGTGTATTCCACGGATTAGCATATCGTTCGGGTAATGCTTCAACAGATTCGGTAGTTGAAAATGAATTAACAGAAACAGTTGGTGCATTAGAATGGCTTAAAGAAGAAATTTGGAATATGCTTTCAGATGCTGATGCTAAACAATATGCTAATAATGCATTTGATGCTACAATTCAAACTCTTAAACACGGTTCATATACTCCAACAAATGCGACTTATGATCCAGTTACAGGTATTTCAGAAATAACAATTGGTAGTCATACATTTACTACTGGTGATACTATTTACTTAAAACAAGAAGGTTTAACATTTAGTTGTGGTTCTCCAGCAGTTGAAATTTCTCATCCAAGAACTACTGATCCATCATTCAATGCTCCATTAGAAATTACTGCAACATCTAATACTTCTATTACAGTTAATGTTGGAGATGCTAATGGTTATACAGGAGCTCATACATTTGTGAGTGCAATTGCTGATGCAGTAACTGCTAATCCTGCTAAAGACTTTGGTACTTCATATGTTAATGATGAAGCATACGAAGCAAGTAAAGCATTACAAGCAAATAGACAATTTATCATTGATGAAACAACAGCATGGATTAATGGTAGATATCCAAACTTAGATTATAGTTCAACTAAGTGTGAAAGAGATGTTGGTTGGTTTATTGATGCGGCAGCTTGGGATATTCAACATGGTTCTAATTCTGCTACAGTTCATAATTCAAGAATGTATTATGATCATGCAGTTGCAATATTACCAATCGAAGAAAGACATCCAACAGCAGCAGCATTCGATCATGTTGCAGAAGTTGCTGGACAAATTGTAAGAAACGAAATTGTAGATGCAGCAAATTATGCAGAGTATGATGTAAGTAATGCTACTTATGATCCAGTTACAGGTATTTCTTCATTAACAATTGGTTCACACGATTTCGAACCAGGTGATAGAATTAGATTAAATCAAGAATCAATTACATTCTCTTGTGCTAATACTGCTTCTAACACTGTTATTAATATTTCACATCCAAGACCAACTGATCCATCATTTAATACTCCTATTACAGTATTAAGTGTTACTCCAACTTCTATTACTATAGATGTTGGTGATGCAGGTGGTTACACCGGAGCTCATACTTTTGTAAGTGCAGACTCTGGAGCTGTAAGATCAGCAGAAAATCAACAAGTAAGAAGTGCAGGATCTACATATAGTGCAACAAATGCTACTTATGATCCAGTTACTGGTGATACAGTACTTACTGTTGGTAAACATCAATTTACTGTTGGTGACAGAATTACAATTGATGAGGGTGCTATTACATTCTCATGTGCTAATACTGCTGCTAATACAACTGTAGAAATTTCGCATCCTCGTTCGACAGATCCAATGGGTGGAAATACTCCAGCAACAATTACAGAAGTTACTGCAAATACAATTACATTTAATTCAGGTAATGCTGGTGGTTACACAGGTGCTCATACATTTGTAAGTGCTGAACCAGAAAGTATTAGATCTTCTGATTTCTATACTCCTGTTGATGCTTCATACAATCCAACTACTGGTATTTCAACAATCGATATTGGTACTCATAACTTAAGAGAAGGTGATAGAGTTATTCTTGCTGAAGAATCAATTACATTCTCATGTGCTAATACTGTAGCAAATACAACAGTTAATATTTCGCATCCTAGAGCGACTGATCCTAAGTTTAATGAACCAATTACTATTATTTCAGCAACCTCTAATACAATTACTATAGATGTTGGTGATGCAGGTGGTTACACCGGAGCTCATACTTTTGTATCAGCCGATGCTAATGCAGTTAAGAAAGCAAATATGGCTCCTGCTTATACTCCATCAACAGCAACTTACGATCCAACTACTGGTATCTCAGTACTTACTATTGGTACTCATAGATTAGAAAAAGGTGATTGGATTATTATGGATCAAGATTCAATTACATTTAGTTGTGCTAATACTGCAACAGGTGTTGTAACAACTATTTCACATCCAAGAGCAACTGATCCGGCATTTAATACTCCAGTAGAAGTATTAGAAACAACTGATTCAACTATTAAGATTCAAGTTGGTGCTGCTCCAAATGGTTATGCTGGTGTTCATACATTTGTAAGTGCAAATGTTAATTGTGTTAAGAAAGCTTCTAATCCAACAACATCAGAAAAAGTAGAAAGTCTATTAAGTACAGTTGCTACTATGATTAGACATAGCGACTTTGGTGAATTACCTGCAGTTAAAGAACCAGCGTATGATGATACAGTCATAGGTTACGATTCTGCGTTAGATACAGATTCACAATTAATTTCTGGTAGCTCAGCTAAATATCAGCAAGAAATTATCGATTATATTAGAGAAACTTATAATGGTCTTGGATATAATACTGATTTCTGTTATAGAGATATTGGATATATTGTTGACGCGGTTTCAGAAGATTTAGAATACGGTGGTAATGATGCAACTGTAAATGCTGCAACTTACTACTTTAATAATGCTATTAATATCTTACCAGAAAATCAAAGAGAACCTACTAGATTAGCATATGAGTATCTTGCCAATGTAGTTGAAGATATTATCGAAGAAACTACAGTAACACCTACATCAGGGAATTCGAGCACACAAGATAAGTCTGGAACACCTGGATCTGCTACTATAGCAGCTGCTGGTAAAGACCTTGTAAATATTATTTCAGCAATTGTTGATGATAATTCAACAAATGGAATACCTGAATCATCAGGTGCTCCTGCTATGATGCCAAGTAGAACATTTGCTAGAAAAGCTTTACAAAATAATAAAGAATTTATTCAAGAAGAAATTATTAACTTTATCAATGACGAATACTTCACATTTGATAGTGGTAAATGCGCAAGAGATACAGGTTATATTTTAGATGCAGTTAGAAGAGATGTAGAAACTGGAGCTAATTATAATTCATTAATTGCTGGTAAAGTTTATAGATCAGGTAATCCCGGAACAGAAGTTGTAGTACAAGATCAATTAGCAGAAACTGTTCAAGCTGTTAATTGGATTCAAAAAGATATTGAATCACGTTTAACAGGTACTGCATTAACAAGAGCAACAGCAGCGTTTGAAAATCTTAAAGACGCAATGATTAATGACTACGATCCAGAAACAGTTGGATACGTTTATGGTGTCGGTTCTCAAGGTAGTAATTATATTAATGCTCAAACCGGATTACAATTAAATAAAGATTTCTTAAAGTCAGAAGCAATTGCTTGGATAGCAATTAATGCTCCAGGTTTAACTTATGACGCTGATAAGTGTCGCAGAGATATTGGATATATTGTTGACGCAATTTCATATGACGTTCAACATGATTGTAATGTTGGTATGTTAGATGTCGCAAGAATGTATTTTGAAAATGGATTATCTATATTACCTGCAGATCAAAGATCAGCAACATCACAATTATATACTCACTTAGGTAATGTTTCAGAATTATTAGTAACTAAACAAACTGTTACTCCAACTGCGGGTAATACAACTCCACAAGAAAAATTAGGATTTGGTCCTGTTGCAGCAGGTATTGCTCAAGATGTACAAGATGGTTGGAATTTAGTTGCAGACGTTATTGCAGCAAATACATTTGATGCAGCTCCAGCAGCAAGAGAGGCTCAATCAACTCTTGGAACAGATTACGATTATAATGTAGAAGCAGCAATCATTGGTGGAAGACTTTCAACTCTTTCTACTGGTGTAACTAAGTACTTAAAAGATCAATTCAATTATTTAGAATATAACCAAAACAAATGTAGAAGAGATGTTGGTTATATGGTAGATGCATTATCACACGATATCCAATATGGTGGTAATAGTGCAGTTTGGAATGCAGCACAAATTTATTTTGTAAATGCAGTTAACTTACTTCCTGTAGCACAAAGAGAACCTACAAGAAGAGCATTTACTCATATGGCAGACGTTGTTTGGGATATTATTAGAAACGAAGAAATTACTGTTAAGACAGGTAATCGTTGGACACCATCAAGTGCAACTTATGATGTATCAACTGGTGAAGCAGTTCTTACAATTGGTAAGCATACTCTTAATGCAGGTGATTATATCAAACTTGCTAAAGAGAGTTTAACATTTAGTTGTGGTTCTCCTGCAGTTCAAATTTCTCATCCAAGAACTACCGATCCTGCATTTGATAAGCCATTAAAGATTACATCAGTTGGATTAAATACAATTACAGTTAATGTTGGCTCTGCTAAAGGATATGATGGAGCTCATACATTTGTAAGTGCTTCTAAGAATGCAGTTACTCAAATTACTGGTAATCATATTAAACAAGATAGATCAGGTTTAGTTGCTAGAAGAAGAATTGCTAACGAAGCTAAAGAAAAAGCAATGATTATTGCAAATGTAGTTTACGAAAATAATCCTACTGCATTACCATATAAGGTTGAGCCATTACTTGATTGGGCTACAGCAGATCTTAAAGATTCTAAACAGATTCTTGATCGTGCAAACGAGTCATTAACTAAGGATATGATTAACTTTATTACTAAAGAATACAAAGGTTTAAGTTATCCTCAAGATAAATGTAGAAGAGATGTTGGTATTATTGTAGATGCATTATCACATGATATTAACTATAACACTAACTATGCTACTAGATTAAATGCTAACATGTACTTTAGTTATGGTACAAGTGTTTTACCATACGATCAAAGACAACAAACTGCAGAGTTCTATGCTGAAATGGCAAACTATGTAAGTGATATTGTACAAGAATTAGCTTCTGGACAAGATGTTTCAGGTGTAGCAAGTACTTCAGCAATTGGTGAAGAAGTAGCAAGCTTAGTTAGAATTATCGAAGAAGCAATTAGAAGAGATAGTTTAGATGCAGTACCAGAAATTAGAGAGCCTGATACTTCATGGGTTGATGAAGATTTAATTTGGGCTGGTAAAGAAATTGATGATAACTTAGATGTATTATCAGATGAAGTTACTACATGGATTAATAAAGAATATAACGTATTAGATTATGATAAGTCTAAGTGTTATAGAGATGGTCATTACTTGTTAGATGCATTTAGTTTCGATCTTAACTACGGTGGTAATTCTGCTTCAAGATGGAATGCAGATTTCTACTTCTGGAATAACATCTTTAGAATCCCAGCCGATCAGCAAGTTCCAACTGGACAAGCATATCGTGTATTAGGTAGATTAGCTCGTGATTGTGTTCTTGGTAAATTACCTGGTCAGGTTGTAAGAACCGATGTTAGTACTAAGGCTTTATCAGAAGAAGCAGAAGAGTTAGGAATGATTTTCTATAGAGCATTCTTAAATAACGATGTTAACGCTTTAGGTCCATTAGTTGAGCCTAACTTCGATTACGATGATAATAAAGAATTTAAGTTTGCTAGATTAATCTTAAATAATAATAGAATTAATCTCCAAAAAGAAGTACAAAGATTTATTGGAATGACTTATAAGTTTATTGACTTACCTAAGACTAGACGTGATGCTGGAAATATTCTTGAGTTTATTGCTAATGACTTCAAATATACTAATCCAACAAATGGTGATGAAGGTAGCGATCAAGGTACAAGATCAGTAGTAGCAGCATTATTTAATATTGATTCTAAACATGTATTCCCAGTATTTAATCCACCTACTTCATTCTCTGGATGGCAAGATTTAAGATTTAAGGGTACAGTACAATCTCAAACACAAAGAGATGCATTAACTGGTATGAAACGTAACGATGCTTATATTATTCCAACTAGCTGGAATGGTAATAGATATGATGGTGTTATTCATTATTGGAATGGTACATCTTGGGAAACTGCAGGTAATAATAATGTAGATCTTTTAGAATCATTCTATTTTGCTTGGCAACAAATGAGAGATTATATTACTGGTAATTTAAGTCCTAATTTAGCTCATACACAAATGGTTAATGGATTATTTAATGATGTACTTATTCAGGGTGTATTAAGACCTAATTTCTTAACATTTGGTTCGTTAGTTGAATCAATTGCTCACCAGTTTAACGGTGCATCAGCAGGTGTTAATAGAAACGCATTACCACTTAACTTTAGAAACTTAGGTTCTGCTATTTCAGCAACAGCTTCTGTTCTTTCCGAAGATGGTGGTAGAATTAGATGGTCTGGCGCAGATGAATTGAACAACCAATACTTTGCAAGAGGACTAAGAATTAATGGTAGAACGGGTAGAATTGAAGGAAGACCGTTTACCTCTTCAGTGAGAAAACTTGCGAGACGTGCTTCTAATAGTAGAGCAGCCTTGTAAAAAATAGATAAATAACATAGATAATGATTATAAACATAGGAAAAATTTAAAATGGCATACACAACTTATATAGAGGCAAATACAGGAATCACAATCGTTGAGACTTCCCAAGCGCCTGACGCGTTGCCGATAGGAAAAAATTTAGAATTATCAACCAATTGGCAAGAAGTTATTACGGTTCCAAAATTTGAGGTACCAGAACTTGTATTTGGTGGATCTACTACAGTTGAGCCGGGCGTTGGTGAGGTAATCTCTCCATTTATTATTAGTAATAAAACTGCAAATACTGTTAATTTAGATGTTAGAATCTATAGATTTGAGCAAAATGATAATTATTATCTAATTAGAAATATGCCTGTGCCGGCTTATGATACTATTCCAATTCCACTTAACGGACAGTTTTTTGCGTCCGGTGATCTTTTGGAAGCGAAGTGCGATACTAATTTAGCACTTGATGCAACTATATCATATACAATTGGCCAGTCAGAAGAATATGACGTTGATTAATGAATAAAATTTTGAAGGAGAAATAAATGGCTTTTCGTTCTATAAGTGGTAGCAGGATAATTGGTAGTGGTAAGCCACAACCAACTCCTATTACATTAGATCCAAGTCCTTACGAAGGATCTTTGGTATATGGCGATGACGGAAAAGTCTATCTTTCAGATGGTACTTCATGGGTTGAGCTTGGTCAAGCTAACGGTACAGTACAAGGTGTTCAAGGTATTCAAGGTGTTCAAGGTATCCAAGGTGCTTATGGACCAGGTTTTACTATTGTTGGTGAAACAGCAGATGGCAATACTTCAGTATTAGAAACAGAATTTCCAGGATCAAGTGTTGGTGATGGTGTAATTGACCAATCAGATGATACACTTTGGATCTATGTAGGTGGTTCTGATCTTTGGATTAATGTTGGTTCATTTAGAGGTGTACAAGGTTTCCAAGGATTACAAGGTGAAGCAATTCAAGGTGTTCAAGGTATTCTTGGTGACGAAGGTATTCAAGGTTCTCGTGGTTTTATTGGTTTCCAAGGTATTCAAGGTATTCAAGGAACTCAAGCAGCACAAGGTGTTCAGGGTATTCAAGGAATGCAAGGCACACAAGGTATTCAAGGTGTGCAGGGTATACAAGGAGTACAGGGCATACAAGGTATTCAAGGCGATCAAGGAGTTCAGGGTGTTCAAGGCCCGCAAGCATTCCAAGGTGTACAAGGTACACTAGGTCTCCAAGGTTATAATGGCGATGATTCAGGTAGTGTATATGAATACAGATTATCATTAGCTTCAAATACAAAACAAGATCCAACAGCAGGTAAATTCTTAATTGATGGACCAACAAGTAATACTGCAAACTTTGCAAATACTACACAAATCTGGATCGACGATTTAGATTTTTATAATGTAGATTTAGAAGGATTATTTACTGCTGCAGCAACTACATCTTCTAGTAGAAAGATGTATATGAAAGTTACTCAAAGGGGTGATCCATCAAATTATGTTACATTTGGTGTCGATGGAATGACCAACCAACCAGGTGCAAATACTTATTGGGAATTTGATGTACAATATATTTCAGGCGATGCTGTTTTAGGAGACTTTAGTTATAACACAACAGAAAATCCTTTATTAGTATCATTTGATATTACCGGTGATCAAGGTGTTCAAGGTGTTCAAGGAATGCAAGGCACAACTGGTATTCAAGGCACTCAAGGTGTACAAGGACCTCGTAATTTCCAAGGTGTACAAGGTTTACAAGGCGAAAAAGGTACACAAGGCACAACTGGCATTCAAGGTACACAAGGCATTCAAGGTCTTCAAGGCATTCAAGGTGTACAAGGCACACAAAGTGTACAAGGTATTCAAGGCATTCAAGGAATGCAAGGTATTCAAGGCTTACAAGGTTCTAGAGGTGTACAAGGTTTCCAAGGATTACAAGGACATACCGGTGATCACGGTGGATTAACTTGGGAATGGCAATATGAAAGTTTCAAAACTCCAGGTGCTTCAGCAAAATATTGGAGAAATAATTCTACAGATATTAGAACTGCTAACACAATTTATATTGATGATATTCCTAACAATCAATATAATAATGAATTAGACGAATTCTTTGATTATATTGCTACTTTACCTGGCAATCCAAAAGGACAAATGCTTATTGAAAGTACTGCAGATAATGATGGTCCATCTGGTCATCACTTTGTAGTTTATCAAATAGACGGATTTAGTTGGGATAGCGGAACTAAATCATATGGTATTTTTGATGTCACGTATATTGCTTCTGGTGGTGTTGCATCTTACGATTGGGATAATGTATTAAATGATCATGGTCCTAATACACTAATTACATTTACACCAGCCGGTCCAGAAGGTATTCAAGGTACTACAGGTATTCAAGGTGATACTGGTATCCAAGGTCTTCAAGGTAGCATCGGTTATGATGGTGGAATGACTTTCAAATATACATTTAATTCAAGTACATCGGGCGGTTTTCCTGGATTAAATGGTTGGTCATTAAATAATAGTAACGTTGCTAATGTAACTGAGTTTTGGATTGATGATCTAACAGACACCGGTAAAAGAGTTGATGATTTATATAACTACTTAGCTAATAATACAGCAGATCCAAAAGGTCAAATTTTTGTTCGAACAGAAAAAGACGCTAGCGGAGATTATGAGTGGTTATTATATAGTTATGATAACTGGACTTGGAGTTCAAATACTTCGCCAGACTGGGGTAATTTTGATGTAACTCTTATTGATCAAGGTTTATTAGGTGGAACAGATTCAAATCCTGGAACAAGTTGGACTACAGGAGTTGTTCCAACTTACGGGTCAGATGCATATATTACTTTCATCCCAGCTGCATATGGTCTCCAAGGTATTCAAGGTCCTATTGGTATTCAAGGTGACTTTGGTCCACAAGGTATTCAAGGTGCTCAAGCTGCGCAAGGTATTCAAGGTATTCAAGGTGACTTTGGTCCACAAGGTATTCAAGGTCCTCAATCAATTCAAGGTATTCAAGGTATAAACGGTATTCAAGGTGCTCAAGGTTTTGCAGGAGCATTTGGTGGTGCATCATTTGAATATAATTATACACCTGATATTTCTCCATCAGCACCAGCTTCAGGATTATTAAAGTTTAATAATTCAGCTCCTTCTAATGCTACAATATTAAGAATGAATGATGTTGAAGCAGGTGGAACTAATATTGAAACATGGTTAGCAAGTTTAGATGATGCTGCTGGTAACTTTAAAGGATTTATTAAGATTCTTTCAATAGATAATCCTGAGGTATTCTTACTATATAACTTAACAGGATTAACACAGTTTACAAACCACTTTGACATGAACATTACTTATGTTACTGGCGCTAGTGGTGCAACATCTACATATTTTACAAATAATCCAAACGTAATCTTTACATTCTCGAGAGCTGGTGATGCTGGTCCTCAAGGCATACAAGGCACAGACGGTGCGCAAGGTCTACAAGGTACATTAGGTTTACAAGGTGCTCAAGGTTTAGGTCTTCAAGGTACACAAGGTACATTAGGTACACAAGGTGCTAGTGGTTTCCAAGGTGTACAAGGTTTTCCAGGATTAATTGGTCCGCAAGGTATTCAAGGTGCTACTGGTATTCAAGGTGGTCCAGGTTTCCAAGGTGCAACAGGTTCATTTGGTGGTGTAACATTTGATTATACATTTAGTACAGATACTCAAAACGTAGATCCTGGTGTAGGTAAATTAAAATTCAATAACACAGCTCTAAATTCAGCTACTACGATGTATATTGATGATAGAGATGATAGCTTTACAGATATTCAACCTTTCTTAAGAACTATTGATGATTCAACTAGTACAATGAAAGGTCACTTTAAGGTTACAGAAAAAGCCGATCCTGCAATTTTCGCAGTATTCCAGATTACCGCTTTAGCAGAAGTTTCTGGTTATTTTTCAGTTACTTGTAGTTATGTAAGTGGATCTACTACTTCATTCCCGGATGGCGAAGATATTATTATTACATTTGCTAGAACTGGTGATATTGGTGATCCAGGTCCGGCCGGTCCTCAAGGTACAGATGGTGGACAAGGTGTACAAGGTGTTAGTGGAATTGGTATTCAAGGTATTCAAGGTACACAAAGTATTCAAGGTACACAAGGTTTCCAAGGTACTGCAGGTTTTATTGGTGGCGACGGTACACAAGGTACAGATGGTGCACAAGGTATTCAAGGCTTACAAGGTGAGCAAGGTGAAGGCGGAGACGAAGGTATTCAAGGTTTCCAAGGATTGCAAGGTAGCTTTGGTCCACAAGGTATCCAAGGTGGTGGAGGTTTCCAAGGTACTCAAGGTATTGGTGGTGTAGGTGCTACTGGTGTACAAGGTTTCCAAGGCTTACAAGGTATATCTAATCAAGGTATTCAAGGTGTACAAGGTGATACTGGTCCTGCTGGATTTGGTAATCAAGGTCCACAGGGTGCGCAAGGTTTCCAAGGTACAGGTGGTGATGGAGGCGTTCAAGGTGTTCAAGGTTTATTAGGAACTGGTGCACAAGGCTTCCAAGGCTCTCAAGGTACTGAAGGTGACGCCGGTGGTCAAGGTACTCAAGGTATTAGCGGAGAAGGTAATCAAGGTGTACAAGGTTTCCAAGGTCCTACTGGTATTGGTGACGAAGGTATTCAAGGTATAGGTGGTTTCCAAGGTATACAAGGTATAACAGGTGAGGAAGGAACTGAAGGCTTCCAAGGTCCGCAAGGCATCCAAGGTAGTTATGGTATTCAAGGCTCGGTTGGTGATCCAGGTGTAGGTGGTGGCCAAGGTGTACAAGGTCTGCAAGGTGATTTAGGTTTCCAAGGTCCTATTGGTGCAGGTGCTCAAGGTTTACAAGGAATACAAGGAATACAAGGTTTAAATGGCTTCCAAGGATTTACCGGACAAGGTGTACAAGGTATGCAAGGTACACAAGCATTCCAAGGTGTTCAAGGTTTATTAGGTTTCCAAGGTATTCAAGGTTTACAAGGACCTGGTATTCAAGGTGGTGTTCCTAACCTACAAAATATTCACGAAACTGGTTTACAAGGTACTCCAGTATTTATTGCAATGTTTGAAGGTGGAGCAACTCATAGACCGATTATGGGTACAACTGGTCCTAATCCAGGTGGTGAATCTAACTTCTATTATACATCTGATGCAGATACATTAACAGTCGAAAATTTAGAAGTTGCTGGTAATATTACAATTACTGGTGATTTAAATGCAACCACATTTGCTGGTGGTGTAGGTGATGACTTACATTTCACATCAGATATAGCAGCGACGTTTGGTGGTTTAGAAGCAACTCCATATGTGCGAGCTTATTGGGAATCTACAGGAACTAAATTTACTTTTGATGCAAATTCAGCAGTAACAACCACATTTACTGTTACTGATAGTCAAACTAGTGTTGATAGATTATCATTAGATATCTCAACTGGTAACTTAACAATAACCGGTGATGTAGAATCTTTATCAGACGAAAGACATAAAGAAAATATAGAAACAGTTAAAGATGCTTTAAGAAAAGTAGTGGAAATGAGAGGTGTTTATTATAATATGATACACAATCCAGATGTAAGATCTATCGGTGTTATTGCGCAAGAAGTAGAAAAGATTTTACCAGAAGTAGTACATACTGCTGATGATGAAAATAAAACAAAGAGTGTTGCTTACGGAAATATGGTTGGTCTTCTCATCGAAGCAATTAAGGATTTGAAAGATGAAATCGATCAGCTTAAGTCTGACTAATCCTCATTCTTTTAAAAACAAATTGTTAGGATAAAAAAGAGAGGGGGCCTAAAGTTGCCCCCTTTAAATTATAAATATAAAGAAAAAGAGATTATTACATGAGTTCTCAAGTAAATATTTACATAGATAAGAATGCGGATTTCAGGTTAACAATAGAATTGTTTGACGAGGAAGATCTAGATCTACCTATTGATTATTATACATTTTATGCTGATATGAAAAAGCTGTACTCAGAAAAAAGAGCAGCTGAATTTGAGATACAAAAAGCAAACAATGACATCACACTTGTTTTAGGTTCTGATACTACAAGTATTTTAAAAGAAGGAAAATATAAGTATGATGTGCTTATGAAAAAACCAACTGGAGAATTATCAAAGATTGTTGAAGGTCTAGCATTCGTAGTACCTACAGTAACGGAGATTTAAACTTTGAGTGTTAAAGTAAAAGTTGGTCAACCGCATAAGCTAAGAGTAGTAGCATCTGGCGAAAAGCGTCCTGTAATTGTACCAGATTCAATTACCTTAGGTATAGATACTGTCGGTCAATACATTGCTCGTATTGATGGTGGGCAAGGTATTGTTGTATTCCCAGAAAGTGATATTGAATCAGCAAACATTGTTATTTCTCATGCTAATACATCTACAGAAGTTAGTAGTAATAATGGTGGTTTAGAATTTGTAAGTAATGTTGATATTGATAATTTTGGTCATATTACTGCATTACATAATACTCAATTAGCCACTTCTAGTTTTACCGCAAATTCAACAGTTATTACACCAAATGATATTACATTTGGAACAACTTCTCTTACACTTGGTGAATCAACAAATACTTTAGATGGAATCAGTTTAACTGGTGTTCCTCAAATTTCTGGTGTTATATCAGGTGCTAATAATACAATAGATTTTAATGCTACCAGAATAACAAATATCGCAGACGCTGTTAATGATCAAGATAGTGTTAATAAAAGATTTTTAGATACTGCAATTGCAGGTGTAGAAGAAAAATTCAAAGTAGTAGAAGATCCTATTCTTCCTACTGATGCTGCAAATAAAAGATATGTAGATAATTTTGTACAAGGATTTGTAGTTAGAGGATCGGCAAAAGCAGCAACAACAGAAAATTTAGATGCTACTTATTATTCAGGTAATACAACATTTGCTTCAACATTAACATTTACTCCAAGAGCAGTTTTATATATTGATGACGTTGGAATATGGGAAGAAGGTGATAATATTGTTGTTAAAGATCAAACAGATCCAAGACAAAATGGTTCATATGATCTAATACAAAAAGGTTCTACTGGACTTCCTTGGGTTTGGCAAAGAGCTCAATTCCAAGATCAAAACGAAGAAATTCCTGGATCATATGAATTTGTAACTGATGGTACAGAAAACGCTCACACTGGTTGGGTTATTACAGTTGCTGATGCTAGCACATTTAGACTAAATTATGATAATATTACTTGGGAACAATTCCAAGGTGAAGGAACATTTACAGCAGGAAGAGGTTTAACACTTAATGGTACTCAATTTGTTGTAGATAAAATACAAGATATTGAACAAATTAGTGGTAATGGTGCTATAATTTTACCAGTTGGTACAGATGGAGATAGACCTACATCTTCTACTGGTATGATTCGCTTTAATACAGAAGCAAATCAATTTGAAGGTTATGATGGAATTGCTTGGTCTGGTCTTGGCGGTGTAATTGATGTTGATCAAGATACTTACATTAAAGCTGAATCTGGTCCATCACAAGATGAAGATACCTTATATTTTTATACAAAAGGTACTCTTGCAGCAACATTAAATGCAGCAAACACAGCTCATTTCTATGGTAATGTAGATGTCGATGGTGATGTTACTATCGGTGGTAGACTTACTATTGGTAATCAAGAAGTTGATGAAGTACAAGTAGTTGCAGACTTTACATCTAATTTAATTCCTAAAACAGATTTAACTTATAATCTTGGTAAAGCTGGTTCTCAATGGAACAAAATGTTCATTGGACAAATTGGAAATGATTCAAGAGTAGTTAACTTTAGTGATACTGGTGCTATTAAAGTTCCAACAGCTAATACAAGTTTAAGACCTACTCCTTCAGCGGGTATGTTCCGTTTCAATACAGATGATGGAAGATTTGAAGGATACGATGGTACTCAATGGGCAGGCATTTCTGGATCAGTAATTGATATTGACCAAGATACAAAAATTATTGCTGAGACAAGTCCTAACGCAGATAACGATCAATTAATGTTCTATACTGCTGGCACAAAGCGCTGGCAAATTAATTCTGATGGTGATACAGTATTCGGATCAACAGGTAAACTAATTGTTGATTAT